AACTTTTTCAACTGAACTTTCTCCAGTGCCATCTGATATATTTGTTAATTTTACGATAGCAATCCTATCGCCGTCTGATAATGTTTGACTTGTTACTGCGTCTGCCATTTTTCCTCCTGTTGGAGAGAGGGGACTTTCGTCCCCGCTCCATTAAAGTTTATTAACCGTTATTATAATCAAAAGCTGCGCCAGTGATTTTAATAACTAATTTCCCTGCTGTGTATGCTGCTTCAGTAGCCGCTCCACTAGTCAAGTATAAGTATTTTTTAGTTAGTGCTGCAAGTGTTGCTCCACCATCTGCTGATACGTACATACCTAATGATAAGTCACCATTATTAAGTAGAACTGTTCCACTTGTTACTGCTGCATTTTCTGCATCAGTAGCTGTAGCTGAACATACTAAATTAATATCTGGATCCCCACCTGTTGGTACTTCTAAGCATGCCATTTCAATTTCAAATGGAATACCATTTACCGCAGTTGTCAGTTCTGCAATGTAAGCATTAGCTGTTCCACCATCAGTACCGATAACATCATCAGCGGCACCACCAGAAGCTAATCCACCGTGTAGGTCAATTAGAATGTGAGTGTATATTAAACCACCAACTTTGTTCACGAATGTATTAATTGCTGTATCAGCAATTCCTGATCCATGAGAGTTAGGTGTAATCATAAATTGTGTAGCTGCAGTACCTAAACTTGCGTTATTAGCACCAGTTGTAGTTCCTGCTGCAACTATATTATCATAATCAGTTGCTACTTTTTGTACTTCTAACGCACCAGATGCTTTCATAGCAGCATAATCTGTGTAAGCGCCAGTAGATGTATTTTTAGTTGTGACTTTTAAATCACCATCGGAACGGACTGTTCCTTCGAATGTTGTAGTCGCCATAATTCTTCTCCTCGGTCGTATAGACCAATCGTCATACAGTCTCTATACCGTCTGCCTAGCCAGTCTGTATAACTAATTAGTGCTAGGATAAAAGGGCGAAATTATTTCGCCCTTTTAAATATTAATCTAAGCTCCTGGTGAACCAAAGATACCTCTAGGATCAGACCAGCCGAAGCTGTATCTTTCCCTAGCTTTGTATCTAACGTTACCAGTATCAAAGTCACCTTCCATTGCAGTTTTAATCGGGGAACGATTAAAATGCTTCAGACCATTTGGTGCATCAGTCTTAATAAACCAAGCGTCAGTATCAGTTAGGTAATGGTTAACATCGTAGCCTCCAGGAATCATTCCTTTTGATCTTACTGCGTTAACGTCATTATCCGCTGAACCTGTTCTTAACTCGGATTTCATAAGTCTTTCTGCAACAAATTGAAGATTGACTGGGATAATCATCTTAGCCGCTTTAACCGCTATTTTTAACCCACGATTATCAATTAGACCAGCAATGTCGATCAATGCTTGTTCTAATGATGTTTCGTTCAAATCAGCAGCTGTTGATAGTTCGTTTTTGTAGTTACCACCAGTCACAGTTAAGTGAGCAGTAGAACACAATTCGAGACCATCACCGCCAGTATAAGAAGAGTTAAATGCTCTGTTAAGAACATTTGCACCCTTAATTTCCTTAGCGTTTGCCATTGAACGTGCCAATGCTTTAGTGTAACGAGAGCTGAGTCTGTCGTAAAGGTTATCCTCTACAGCTTCTTCAGTAATCGCAAAAGCTAAAGCTATTGTTTCGTGTGAATAACGACTTGTGTGAGCTTCAGAAGCATCATCGTATTGAATACCTGCTCCTTCAGCCTTCACTGGTGCGTTGCCAAATCCTGAAAGTTCCACTTCTTCTTCAAAAGCTCTGTCTGAACTTTCAACATCGAAGATTCCCTTCCATTCCTGATCATACCGTGCATATTCGAGACCGAATAATGCATTCAATCCAGGTTCTAGCTCTTTAACGAGTTGTGAACGAGATATAGCCATTAGTTAGCCTCCTATATTCCAGCAGTATTGCTATAATAAAGTCCTTCGTTAACTCTAACGAGGAAATTACAATTAGCACTTGCTGTGTCACTGTTATCAGGGTCTTTGGACAATTCGACAATTCTAAATTGTGATGTTGCAGCTTGAATATCAGACGAGTCTAGTTCTTGTTTTGAACGACCTGTCTTAGTACTTCCCGCATGCGTTGAAACCAAGTTAGCATTAGCACCTCTATTGTCAGGCCATGACGACCCGATATTAGTACTATCTTCTTGTGCTTCAAACAAAACATTAGGATCATCGATGACATAAGCAACAGCATCTGTTGCCGTAGTTGACGCTGGCCAGTATTTTGAGTATGTTGGTTTGCCCGTAGAATCTGTGTAGAAACATCCGTTGAAAACACCTAATATGTTTGTTGCGGCAGCAGCAGCGACGGTAACAGTACCATCAGTGTGCAACTCAACAGCATCTCCAGAAAATATGTTTGTAGCATATTCACTTTCAATACCATATTCGGTTTGGCCTCCATTAAAGGGAGCTCCACCTAGCATTTTTGTTGGGCGAAAACCAAACGGCGCATCTTTATTTGCCATGGTTTAGTCCTCCTAAATCAGTTAGTTATTAAGTGATAGGAGTAGAGATAACCTATTTATCAGAACCACTACCACCACCAAAAGTAACACGACTTTGTCTATCGACAGAAATCGGCATACTTCGATGCTGCTCTTTGAATAAATTATTATCAACAGATTCTTCTTGAGCTTCAGTTTGCTGTTTGAAGTAATCCTCGCGTTGTTTCACAATTTCATTCGGTATACGAGCGAGCACTAATCCACCAACTCCAATTACACCTGCATGTTTCCCATTTTCAATCGTTGGAGAGGGAAAATCTGGATATTCGTCGGCACGAACAAGCTCGAATCCTTCACGGAGTCTTCCAGCCATATTCTTTTTGTCGTCGAAACCTAGAGTTTCTGCTCTTATCCATCGGTGTTGAAAACCTTCGGGAGCTTGAGGCGCATCTAAACTTGATGGCGGGCGCCAAGGTTGAGGTCTCTTTTGTTTTTCACGAGAGTCCTCAGAGCGTGAGGCTTTTTTAGATTTTAATTTTTCCATTGCTTACTCCTTCACGTATTTAGCATATTCCTCCAATGGTACACCTAGTCTTTTGGCGATATGGACCTGGCTTGGAGTTAGTCTAACTGTTTTGCGTCCGGATGTTTGTGAGGTCGTTGATCGACCGGCAGAGGCTACAGATTGGACGGGTTTAGTAGCTCCGTTGACTTGACCCCCATCATTAAATTTGTGGGGAAACTCTTGTCTAATCCTTTTATTAATCTCAGTATAGTACTCATCTGAGTTGGCGTCAAATCCTTCTTGTTCCACTAATTTACGATGGATGCCGAAACTAGCATAAGTCATCGTTTCATCAGTTCCGAACCAAGGGTTCTTTTCTGCCCAGGCTTCCGCCTTAGGATCAGGTTTTTTCGGAGGGGTAGGAGCAGGTTGTGTAACCTCCTCTTGCACTCCTTGAACTTTTTGTTGTTCCTTAGCTTGAGTTGTAGCTAAAACTCGCTGATTGTCAACAGCTAATTTCGATAATGCCTCTTGGGCAGTAACTTGAGCTTCTACATCACCTGCTTCAATAGCTTTTTGTAGATCTCCTTTTGTTTTTACTGTTTCAGCTTCTGTTCTAGCTTTATACTCATCGATATAACTACTATCGAGAGTGTTCAAGCGTCCTTTTAATTTTTTATTTTCTTCTGCTACACGTTTTGCATAGTCAAAAGATGCTTGTTCTCTACGTTCTGTTTCACGAAGTTTTCCAGTCAGTTTATTAATTCGACCTTTTACTTTTTCACTATAATCGTCGAGCTCTTCTTTTTCAGTATCTGTTCTAACTTCAACTTCAGGTGCTGTTTCTGTTGATTCTTGTTTAGAAGTTTTATCTTCTTTTAATTCAATATCAACAGGATCACCTTCAGTTGGAACATCGACAACAGGTTCTGAATTTTGTATTTCTTTTAGTTGCTCTTCAGGCATGGTTCCTCCATGTTAAAATAAATGCAGTATATCTTCAGGATTACTGATTGTTGCTAAAATTTCATCCTCATTAAGAAGTCTAATTTCTCCTCCTTCTATTTTAAGACGAGATCCGGCATATCTTCCAAATATTACCCAATCTTTTTCTTTACACCATGGTCCTTTTGGAAACCTATCTTTGTCAGTATAAGCATCAGGTCCTATACGTAGAACATATCCACATACAGTTGCTACTTGATGCATTTCGACTGTTTCATCAGCCAATAAAATACCTCCTTTTGTCTTTCCTGTACCTTGATAAGGTAATACTAAAATACGCCATCCCATTGGTTTAGGAAGACGGTCTAGTAATTTTGCTGGTAAGTTTTTGGGGTCTATTGGTTTAGTTTCTTCGGATTTTATTTTATCAAAATTCAATACCTGGCTAGGTATTTCTTTTTCTTTATTTGCTG